CACTCAGTTATTTTATCACTAAGCTTTAAACCACTTTTAATTACAACTTTAGCTTGATCAAAAGATATCGCTTTTTCAGGAATAAACATTTCTAGTTCAAATGCATTACTACATACATCACCAATACTAATTGTTTCACCACTACAACTAATTTCATCAATTTTAATATTTTTAATATATTTACTTTCAATCTCTTGATTATTAATAATTACTTTAATTTGAAATTGTCGCATTGGTTGCATAATTGCATATTTATATGCATCACTAATATTTAACATTATTTCACCACCTATCGTTCTATAAATTCAATTGCTAATCCTTGCCATAACCATTCATTTGTACTTTTATCAAAACGATAAATCGGCACAGTTCGATCACTGACATAAACATTCATTGTCATATTCTTACCTGCTTTTGGATCTGGATATGTCACATCAAAAAAGATGGGTTCAATCGCTTTTAAAATCTCTGACATTTCATTTGTCATCATTGGCGGGAAAGTAACGGAAAGCTTGCGCTTCACCGTTATTCGATCCCTAAACATATCTCCCAAAACATTTCTTCCTGTACCCTCACTACTATCCAAATCAGATTCTTGCCATTCCAAAGAACTCGGATTCACTGATAAATTTCCAATTTTTAATATTTCCATATTTTTCACCATCTATACCAATAACGGACTACGACCCGTCTGTATAACTTCCTTATTATGTGCTTGAATAACTTGTTTTGCTACTTGTTTTCCATCAACTTGGAAAATTGCCGTGACTGTTGTATTAGCTCGATGACTACTACCTAATGCTCCAATCATTGCATTGTATACCCCACTACTGATCCCTGAGATGATTTGATCATTATTAGCAACCGCAGTTTTCCCATTAATTCGTCCTACTAATTCAGGGCCTGCTTCTCGTGCAATAAACATTTCACCAGTATCAGGAAAACCACCATCTGCATATTTTGTTCCCTTAACTACTGAAGCAATCCCAACAACAGACACTGTAGCCGCGCCAAATGTATTTAATTTACTTTGAATTCTATTAAAGGCTGAGCCTACAGAACTTGAATCTTCAACTGCTTTTATGCTTGTTTTATTATCTGCATTTTCAGCTGAACTTTTAATATCATTTAAAATTCCCTTTACTTCTTCGTTTACTTCACCTTTGCTGTTAGATAAAGCCTTAGATAATTTTTGACACATTCCCAATCCTTCATTATTTCCAGCTTCAGCAAAATTTTTAACACTTTCAGCCAATAAATTTTTTTCATCATCTGACATTTTTGACATTGCAGTATTTTTCATTAATGATAATGTAT